CACAAAGCAATTGAACGAGCAATCGTTAATAGTGCTGATTTACTTGAAGAAGGTAAATATGGTGAAGTAGAAACAACCATCAAAGAAGCAGTTCAGATTGGTTTAGCAAGGTCTTTGGGTACAGACTATTTTGATGACCCGAGAAAAAGACTTGAGATGCTCAAAGATAATAATGGACAAATCACTACAGGTTGGAAAGACTTAGATGATAAACTTTATGGTGGTATTAATCGAGGCGAAGTAACTATCTTTGCCGGTGGTTCTGGTTCTGGTAAATCTTTGTTTATGCAGAATATGTCATTGAACTGGGCAGAAGCCGGTATGAATGTTGTCTATCTTACTTTAGAATTATCAGAAGAATTGTCAGCAATGCGTATCGATGCGATGGCAACTGACAAGAGTACTAGGCGTATCTTTAAAGAATTAGATGATGTTGAGTTGAAAGTGAAGACTATCGGTAAGAAATCTGGTATGCTTAGAATTAAGTATATGTCTTCTGGTTCATCAATCAATGATGTTCGTGCTTATCTAAAAGAACTTCAAATCGTAACAGGTAAAACAGTTGATTGTATTTGTATCGACTACTTAGATTTGTTAATGCCTGCGACTAAGAAAGTCAATCCAGGTGATTTGTTTATCAAAGACAAATATGTCACAGAAGAAATTCGTAACTTTGCGATGGAATCTCAAACAGTTGTAGTTACAGCATCGCAATTAAATCGTTCAGCAGTAGAAGAAATTGAGTTTGACCACTCTCATATTGCTGGTGGTATCTCTAAAATTCAAACTGCTGATAATGTTATTGGTATCTTTACTAGTAATGCAATGAGAGAACGTGGCCAATATCAATTACAATTATTGAAAACAAGAAGTTCTAGTGGTGTTGGTTCCAAGATAAATCTAGTATTTGACAGAGATAGTCTTAGAATTAGTGATTCAGATTTAGAAGATGATGATTTAGCAGTTGGTTCACAAGATTCCCAAACTTCAAAAGTTATGGACACATTAAAAAGAAAAAACACGGTCACTGATACTATGAGTGACTCCGCTATTCCACCGGAGAAGACAAACGCCTCAAGGGATTTGAGAGCGATGTTAAAGACAAAAAAGTCTACTCCATTTGATGATAATTGATAAATACTGTTGATAGAGAATTTATCTCTTGGAGAGCAATTTTATGACTAAGAAACCACGTAAAAGTCTTTTTGAAGAATTAAACTCAATGGCGATTTCTAAGAATGAGCCAGAGAGATTCGTTGAACAAAAGGGCGAACATATTATTTCTGGTGCAATAAATCTAATTGAATTCATTCACCGTGAGTTTGATAATGATGTTGCCGTAGATTTATCTAAGCGTTTGGTTAATAGCATACGAACTGGCGACTTGAGAAAGTTTAAGCGAGGAATAACTCATGCTAAAAGAAAGTAGTAGCCTCGAACAGCAACTTGAAGAACTAAAGGTTCTTTCTGGTATCTATAAGCCATACCAACCTGAAGAAACCAAGCAAGAAAATATTTCTTATACAGGAACTGAAAAGTCTAAGTATCAAAAGAAAAACAACATAGAACCAGGCACAAAAGAATGGTTTAAACTGTGGTTTGCTCGTCCTAAATTAACAGGTGAAAATCCATACGGGGATAAGTAAGATGAAAGTTGAAGATATATTAGACAAAGGTCGTCAAAGAAGATTTAGAGGTCCAAGAAAGCCTCGTAATAAACAAATAGGTTTCCATCAGAAGATGAAGAAACTTCTGGATAAAGCACTCAATGAAGAGGGCGCAAGAATTCAACATTTAGAAGACCTTATTCTAGGACTTGACGGACCAGCAGGAAGTGAAGGTGGTAAAAAAGCAATCGCTAAATTACATCAGATAGAAACTTCTCCTTCATCAATTAGTATCAAATGGGATGGCTCACCAGCCGTCATCTTTGGTCGTAATGAGAATGGCGAATTCGTACTTACAGATAAAAGTGGATTTGGTGCAAAAGGTTATAACGGCAGAGTAACAAGCAGTGATGACTTAGAGCAAATGTTTTTAAACAGAGCCAAAGGCGAAATTGAAGATAGCCGTAAAGCATTCGCAACACAAATGAAAAATATATGGGACAAAGTAGAGAGTGTTATTCCTGACGACTTCAGAGGATATTTGCACGGCGACTTATTATGGTTCTCAACCCCTCCATCAAAAGATGGTAGACTTATATTTAAGCCAAACACTACAACATATTCAGTGAACGAAAAAAGTGAAATAGGCCAAAAGATTACAGGAAGTGATGTAGGTATTGTTGTACATCAATCAATTGATTTAGAAGGAAACAAAAGCAGTGTAGATATGGGGCAACTTAAAGATGGTAGAACATTTATTATGCCTCCAGTATATGTTACTACATCGCCTGGTGTTGACTTACCAGAAGTAGACAGATTAGAAAGTTATTTAAAATCAAATGCTAATGCAATTGATAAATTATTGGCAGTTCCAGCAGAATTAAAAATGACAGATTTTCGTAATATTCTTTATACATATATCAATAATAGCACAAAAGCAGGCAACTTAGATAACCTAGGAGCGAGTTTTAGTCAATGGGTAGAAACATCAAAACTAAGTGGACCTAAAAAAGAAAGAGTACTTCAATACGCCCAAGAAAATAGTGATGGATTTGAAGCAATATTTACATTTATTAAAGGTGTAATGACAACAAAGAATAAGATTATTACAGCATTAGATTCTCAGCCAGCAGATATCGAAGCCAGTACAAACGGTGAAAGAGGCGGAGAAGGATATGTAATAGACAAGGATGTAAAACTAGTCAATAGAGCAGGTTTTACAGCGGCGAACATGAGACAAGAGAGATAATTTTAACTACTAATAATAAGACAATGGGCAAAAGAACAATACCGTATACACAAGCAAGAAAAAAAGGACAACCACCAGTAAAGAAAGATATGTCACACTCTACTTTTACAGCAAAGAGACATCCTAACAGTAAAAGAGTTACAAGTGGAGCCCTCAAGTAAGATAAATACATATAATATGTAAGAACGAGGAAGTAATAATGTTTAGCGAGAAGTGTAAATTGCATTTAGATGAGGCAGATATGACACGCTGGCAACATTTTAAACACGCAATGGGTATTGCGTGGCGTTTGAAAAAGGCCGCACTGGCAGTATTTTTACACGCATTTGCGCCTAGGTACTTTAAAAAATATGCGAGTGATACTTGTAAAGATATAGTAAAAGAGAATTAATATGACGGATAATACAGAATTAAGAAGATTGATTGATGAGTTAGAACTCATAGAGCAACCAATTACAGAAGTTACATTAGAAGACTCACAAGATTTCCATGAAGAATATGGATATCTTGCATACTGCGAAGAAGGACTTTTTGAAGCAGAATATCAAGGTCGTACTGTTAAATTAAATAAACCTAGTGCTGGTGATGTTAAAAAATTCAAAGTCTATGTTAAGAATGATAAGGGCAATGTAGTTAAAGTTAACTTCGGGCAAAAGGGTGTTAGAATTAAAAAGTCTAATCCAGGAAAACGAAAGAATTTTAGAGCAAGACATAATTGCGATAATCCTGGACCAAAGCACAAAGCAAGATATTGGAGTTGCAGAAAATGGTAAACAAAGTTCAATTTGTTAATACATTATCTGAAAGTAGATTGTTCAGAACTAAAAAGATGGCGTCTGATGTTAATATTAATGATGCGGCAGATATAGTTTTTGTTCATTTTCTTATATTAAATATTTTTAATAAAGATTACGACTTTGCCCCATTGGCAGGAGATATAGCATCTCGTACTATGGTTTACAGAAACTTTGATTATTTCAGAACTAATGGTACTGATATGTATATGGCTCTTAATCGTTTAATGGGAAAAGACAACGATATTGGCGATGACGAAAAAGATGAAATAGCAAGAGGCAGACTTTCATTACAGAAAGCAGACATTTTGAGATTTTTACTTCATTATTCTAATAATAGAAACGATTCATCATTTGAGCAAAGATATCTATTAAGATATCAAAGAAATTTAAATGTCCAAGATGGTATGTTAAAGTCAGTTCGTAGACTTGTAGGAGATTGGGACAACTTGAGTCAAAATCAAAAAGCACTAGTAGTCACAAGATTAGTTCAATGGATGCGTAGAAAAGCAAGATTGGCAGAAATAATGCCAGCACTTCTAAAACTACAGAAACGTGGTAATTATATTGTTGACGATAGTGAAGATAAAAAGAAGAAGATGTGGGATAAACCAATCGTAAAAGCAGCCGCTGGTATTGGAGCAATCGCAGCCGCAGGTGCCGCTGGTAGGGCATTAGGAAAAAGAATAGGTGCAACAACATATAGTACTAAAAGAGGTCAATTAGGTAGACCATTTGATAGAAAATAATTAAATTAATTAAATTAATTAATTGAGAGAGGAGACATAATGTCTCCTTTTTGGTTTTACTTGAAGATTAATTCCTGGCTACAAATGATAAATACAATTAGTAATTTAATTTAGGGAGATGCTACCATGGCTGATAAGGAACCAAAATTAGCACATTTAGAAGCAGAGAGTTTAGAGACTCACGTAGCAGTATGCTATGAGAGGTATCATCATTTTAATAAGTCATTAAAAGACATTAATGAAAAGATTGATAAGAACGAAGCAGTAATGGAAAAAGGTTTTGCAGAGACGAAGAAAATTTTGATATGGACAGCATCAACTTTATTTTCGACAATGCTTATTGCCTTATTTGCACAGATGTTTAATTTGATAGGCTAAAAAGATGTTATTTGAAGAAATTTCTGAAGAGATATATGAAGCGAAATTAGTTTATGCCCGTAAAGGCAGAAGTATTGTTCGTAAGTATAGATGTAGTTCAGGAAGACTTAAAGGTAAAACAGTAACTAAACCTGGAAATTGTTTTAAACCAGTTAATATGAAGAAACGCTTCACATTAGCAAGAACAAAAGCAAAAATGGGCGCTAGAATGAAACGTAAAGCAAAAATGACTAAGCGAATGAATCCAGCGAGTAAGCGTTTAAAGACACTAAATAGGCGATAACGGAGAATATAATGTCATTAAAGAATGAAATAGAGAAAACAATGTTTGTTGAAGGTGTAGATGACCGAATGCAAGACATCGCTAGTCTTATTGATTCTCCAGTAGAAGATGTCAAAGCAAGAATGAAAACATTAAGTTTTTCTGATTATATTAAAGTAATGTCTGCATTAAAATCTAAAGATG